ATCTACATTTGGTCAATCCTTAGAAACAAGAGATGAAGTTGCAAAAAGACTCGCAAAACTTTCTAATGAATCAGACAAATCAAATATAGGAGTAGATTCTTTTGGAGCTGATAAATCTGGAAATCAGGTTGTTAGCGGTGAAGAAGAAACTATAGATCCAAAAGGACAGTTTTCAGATCCAGAGGCGGATGCTGCTCTCGCAGAAATGCAACAAAAGATAACAGAAAACACTCAATTAGGAGACATGTCTCAAGAAGGTGCTGAGATGGAAGTCATTACACCTGAAATGAGAGAACCTGTTTTATCTGAAGAAGAAAAAAAAGCACAAGCTCAACAAAGTTTATTTAAAAGTGCTATGGATGACATAAATAATATTTATGGTGATGATACTAAAACAGATAAAACCAGAAAAACTTTAGAAGAGTATAAAGATGACTTCGCTAAAGCAACAGGCATAGATGTATCGGGAGAGCCTGATAACAAACTAGCTCTTATGTCTTTAGGTTTATCTCTGATGCAAAACAGAGCAGGTAAAGACTTTAATTTATCTAATATCATAGGAGCAGCAGGAGAAGCGGGTCAGAAAGCCATGCCATTGTTTGAGAAAGCAAAAGCAGAAGCTAGAGCTGGTCAAGTTGCTGCTGGTAAGTATGCTCTTGGCGAAGACAAAGCAACTAGAATGGCTGAATTAGCTACGTTGAAAGAAAAAAGAGCAGCTTTAGCAGGAGTAGCTAAAGAATTTAGAGGTTACGCTAACAAAGGCATGTTAGAAAGAATGAAACTTAAAAATGCTTTAGATATAAAAAGATTAGAATTTGAAAACAAAGGCGTAGACCCTAAAGGTAAATTAACCGAAGCAAGGATTTTAAATCAACCTAATCTTAAAATTAATAAAGGTTATGTGGCTGGTAATAAAAACATAGTATTTTTAAACGCTGAATCAGAAGCAAAATCTCATGCAAATGCTTATGTTAATGTATTAGAAGCTGAAAATGCTATTGGTGAAATGGAAAAATTAGTAAAAGAAATTGGGGGTAGACCTACATCATCAGCAGTAGCTCTTTTATTAGATAGTGGAAAGAGATTATTAAAACCTTTAGGTATTGGTGGAGGAGTTGATTATTCTAAAGGATACAATTTAACTAAAGAAGAAATTAAAGATAATATTACACCTCAAAAACAAATTGAAATTTTACAAAAAAGATTGATATCTCAATATAAAAAGTTTTTAACAAAAGAAACTGGTAACGGTGTGTCAGAAGGTGATATTAGAAGATTACAAGAATTGTTAGGAGATATAAATTATCTTAAACCACTTGAAGAAAATCTACAGGCTTTTGAAGAATTAAGAACTATATTTGGACAACCTAAAAGAGAACTAGAAAGTGTTTTTACAGATTTTGCTAATAAGAAAAATCACATGAGTGAAGATTCATACAACAGCACTATGACTGTTATTAACAAAGCTATATCAACAGGAACTGGTAACACTTACACATCCAGTGTAGGTTCTGATGGCTCAATAACAATTGATTTGAGGTAGTTTTAGTATGGGAAAAGTTACATTAAAAACTCCAGAAGGAGCTATTAACATATTAATTAAAGGTGATAAACCTGATGTAGAAGAAAGTATGAAGATAGCTAACATATTAAGAGATCGACAAGGCGGAAGAGCTGTTAGTGGAGAGCCTTCTGGGCAAGATAAGTTAGAACAATTGTTCGATACTAACACAGGAATTAAAAGTGCTTCTTTGCGAGCTGCATTGTCAGCAGCCGAAAATAACGATGAAGAAGCAGCTATACTAGCTAAATTTGACATAGGCGAAGACCTATATGTTCGTGACAAGCGTGGTAGATTAGCTCTTACACCTGAAGGTGCGTCTAAGTTTGGACAAGAAACAGATAAAAATATACTTATAGATGAAGATGGTTTCAGTCGTTATGACTTAGCCGATCTTGCTGGAATAGCACCAGAGCTTATCGGTGGTATTGGTGGAGCTATTGCAGGACAGATAGCAATACCTATTCCTGTTCTTGGAGCAGCCATCGGAGCTGGAGTTGGTGCTGGAGCGGGTCAAGGAGTAGAAGAAATTGTTGAAGCTGGAGCTGGTGTATCAAAACAATCGGCTGGAGATATAGCCAAAGACATAGCAACAGAAGCAGCCATAGGTTTTGTTGGAGATGGATTGTTCGGATTACTTGGTAAGGCTTTTGGTGTTGGTAAAAAATCTTTACAAGCTGGTAAAGAATTAACAGCCGAAGAACTTGAGACTGCTGGTAAATCAATTGAGATGGGTATATTGCCTACGTTATCAGCCATCAGAGCGCCATCAGTTATTGCAAGAGCGCAAGGTATTGGAGAAAAAATATTTAAAACATCTGATCGTTTAAAGAAAAACAATGAAATTATGTCTCAAAAAATAAATGATTTTAAATTACAAGCTGGATCAAACACTGCTGATGAAGCGGGAGATGCTTTGCTTCAAGGTTTAAAAGAAAATAACAAAGCACTTATTAAAGCGGAAGAAGAAGCAAGAAAAGCTGTGTTAAAACAATTTGAAGATACAGCAAATGCATTTGCAAGTCCTGGTATGACTAGAAATCCTGATATAGATAATGAAATATTTGGTCTTTTTACAAACGCACAAGAACAGTTTAACAAAAACATGACAAAAACTTTTAAAGCTGTTGATAAACTTATGGCAGATGATTTAGGAATGGGTAATTATCTTCATATATTAGACATACAACCAAATATTAAACAAGCATTATTAAACATAAAAGGAGCAACAGGTAAAAGTTTTGATGATGCTAGAGCAGCATTAACTAATGCTAAATCTTTAGTAGATCAACCAGGAAACAAAGCCTCTTTTGTTCAATTATATAATGCTAGAAAATCTATAAATGATGAAATTATGTCAGGAGATGCAACTGTAGGTAGAGTTTTAAAACCTGTTTTAGATGATATAGATAGATCATTATCTCGTGAACGATTAGATGTTATTACCGCAGGAGCAAAACTTACAACTGAGCAAGTTGAAACAATTGGTAAAGCTCAAGATCAATTATTAAAAGCAAGAAAAGATTTTAAAGACGGTAAAGATATTCTTGAAAAACTACAAGGCAATACACTTTTAAAAAATTTAGAAGACTTTGTAAAAACAGCAGACAGGGATGCAAGACGCATAACTGTTGATCCTGAAATATTTAAAGATTTAATTAAACCAAATAGACCACAGTTTTTAGAAGGAGCTATTGAAGTTTTAACAAAGTTTGGTAAGCCTGGTGATGCTTTAAGATTTAGAGAAGAAGTATCAAATAACTTTATTAAAGATGCACTATCCAAGTCAGGTATAGATTCCATGAGTCCTAAAGATTTCAGCGGTAAAGCATTTGCTGATGCTATTGATAATTTAGGTACAAGTGGAAATGTATTGTTTGGGGGAGCAGACAAATATAATGGTATTAAGGCTTTAGCCAATCAAATAAGACAAACATCTATAGATAAAATGGATGACACTGTTATTGACAACATAATATCTCAAGGCGGAACACAAGATTTAAGAACATTATTAAATAGCGTCAAAGATGCTCAAGTAAATTTACATAAGTTACAAAATAGTAACGTCAGAAAAAAATTAGCTGAAGGTAATTTAAATGCCACACAAGCTGGGGAATTAATAGCAAACAAATCTACTAAAGCAAATGAAATAACTGACATACTTGATTATTTTAGAAGTCAAAATGACACTGAATCAGTCACTAAAGTTCAAGGTTATTTTATGAATAGTCTCATTGATGACTTTGGTGAAACTGTTATGACAGATGCTAACAAATTAAGTAAATTTGCTGATCGTATGTTAGATGCATCAAAGGGAAATAAGTTAAATGTTCTTTATGGAGATGCAATGGGTAAGAACATGACAGAGTTTGCCAAAATATTAAAGTTTAACGCAAGAACTGCTGAAGGTGGTGATCTTGTGGCTGCTAATATAGCTGCCAGTCCTTTGCAAAATTTAGGTAAATTAGCAAAGTTTACTGTGCTAGGTAGATTCTTAACATCAGCTCCTTACTACGATCAAATTGTAAAACAATATAAGAATGGTGTAAGAACTGCAAAGACAGATGCAGAAAGGGCTATGACACTAGGACAAGCTATAAGAAACTTTATGTCACAAGCACCTGGTCAGATGTTTCAAGAAGGTGTAAACGAAGGAGCAGATCAATTAGAAGCTCTTGCAGATAACTACGGAGTTACCTCTGCGGTTCAAAATACAGCTAACCAAGTCCGAACAAATGTTCGGAATCAAACACCAGCAGGTAGCGGAATAAATGTAACTCCACCTGCAACAAACACAGGATTAGGAGCAATCAACGTAAATTCACCAGGCACAGGAGCTTTATTAGGTCTTAGTCCTGTAAATCAAGCAATAGCAGCAAGGCAAACACCATGAACATAGATGAGCTAAGAGAAGAAATAAAAAGAGATGAAGGCAGTGTCAATTCCGTGTACCTCGACCATTTAAATTTACCAACTTGCGGCATCGGACATCTTGTTACTGAATGGGATGAAGAATATAACAAGCCAGTTGGAACTACCATATCAGAAGATCGTGTTAGAGAATTGTTCGCAAAAGATATAGAGATTACTATATCAGAATGTAAAGAGTTGTTTGATACCTTTGATGATCTACCAGAAGAAGTACAAA